ATGCGCTATTATGTCAGCAAGAAAACGCGGCTATTACTCGCACAGTTAATTGGATTCCGCGAATAGGCAGCAATACTATTTCATCTTCTAGCTGGTCTAGTGAAGATTCAAGCGCGACAATCGCTAGCGAATCAAACACAAGCTACAAGGCATCGGCCAGATTATCGGGAAGCATAGGCACGTATCTAATCACTAATAAAGTCGTACTTAGTAACGGTGATACAATGGAATATCAATTTAAGCTACAGATTAAAGACAACTCTCAAGACTGGACAACGGACTATCAATGAACGCTAAACAAAACATTGATCTAACTCAACTGCCCGAAACTAAACTCCCGATGGGGGAATTAACTCACTGCTTCAATGAAGATGGTCACGCTATAGCATTTGAAGAAAAAGACAGCTTAATGCTGGTAATGCACAGGAACGAAAACGTATTTAAAAAGCGCGTAAACAAAGACAAATTTAAAGAAGATTTATAATCGTGGATAAAATAAAGAATATGAAGCATGGTGAAGATTACGTTAAGCTATTCTATTGTACTATTAAATTTGCTCTAGGCAATGCGAGACGAGAATCTAAAGTAGGATGAGGTAGAAATGGCTAATTTAACTGGTAAGAAGTTTGGCGGCAGACAAAAAGGCACTAAAAACAAGCGATCACAAGACTTTGAGGAAAAGTACGAGAAGTTTGCTATTAAGTATGCCGACCCTGTAGAGGTTTTATTCTCTATGGTGGCAGATGAGGTTGCAGAATTGCCTATAAGAAGGGCTGCCGCTTCTGATTTGCTGCAATATAGATTTAACAAGCTAAAGGCAGTAGAACACAGCGGGGAGATAGACACAGGCAATGCAAACGAGCTCACAGAAGATCAAATTATCGCCCGCCTTGCAGAAATTGCAGACGGAGAGGCATCTATTAGAAAATCTGCTAAAGATAAAACAAGCAAGAAAGAACTTCACTAAATACTGTGAGTTTGTAGAACCAGAAGAGCCACCACAAGATCACCACAAGATTCTATGTGATGCGCTAGATAAGGTTATAGATGGCGAGATAAGAAACTTAATGGTATTCATGCCAGCAGGTTCAGCTAAGTCTACTTATGCAAGCGTACGTTTTCCTAATTACTATCTAGGCAGAATGGGCAAGAAGTCAATTATCTGCTCATCATACTCAGGTGATCTAGCAACTTCGTTTGGCAGAAAGATCAGAAACAACTTAGACCGACAACCTAATAAAACCCTGTTCCCTGCTTTAACCCTGTCAGAAGATCAGAAAGCCCGTGGTCAATGGGAAACACAAGAGGGCGGTCAATACTTTGCTGTGGGTGTTGGTGGTGGTATTACAGGCCGTAGAGCAGACTTAGGTATTATTGACGACCCTGTTAAAGGCAGAAAGGAAGCGGATAGCGCAACGATTAAAGAAGATACTTGGAATTGGTACAACACTGATTACTTAACACGCCTAAAGCCTAACGCGGCCCAGGTGATAATACAGACCAGATGGGTAGACGATGATCTAAGCGGTAGATTATTGCCAGAAGGGTGGGCGGGTGAGTCGGGTATCTTTACAGGTAAAGATGGAAAGCAATGGCATGTGATATCTTTGCAAGCCGAGGCAGAAGAAGGCAAAAACGACCCGCTAGGTAGAAAAGCAGGGGAATGGTTGTGGCCTGAGTGGTTCACTCCTGAGTATTGGGAAGAAACCAAACGCACAGCAATGAATGCGGATATTAGAAACTGGTCTGCTTTATATCAACAATGCCCTAGCCCTGAAACAGGCACATACTTTAAGCGTGAATGGTTTAAGCGTTTCGATGAAGGCAAAGAGCCTAAACACTTGACTAAATTTGGTGCGGCTGATTACGCGGTAACAGAAGGCGGGGGTGATTTCACTGAGCAGGGTGTGGCTGGTTTATGTCCTGATAGTGATTTATATATTATTGACTGGATAAGCTGTCAAAGTGAATCTGATGTATGGGTTGAGGATTTAATTGACTTACATGATAAGCATGAATTGATTATGTTTAGTGCTGAGAAAGGCCAGATTAGACGTGCTATAGCCCCTTGGTTAAGACGCAGACAAGACCAGCGGAAGAAGTGGTTCGATATTGAGGAAATGCCCCATATAGGCGATAAGAGTGCTAATGCACGTAGTTTCCAAGCAATGGCTAAAGTAGGCAAGGTTTATATACCCAAATGCGAGTGGGGCGATAAGTTGATGAATCAGCTATTAAAATTTCCCGCAGGCGCATTTGATGACAAGGTAGATGTTTGTGGATTGATGGGCAGATTGATAGATAAGATATATGATGGTGTTATCCCTGATAAGCCTGATAAGAATAGAGATAGTTGGGATAGAGCCTTTGAACGTGAAGAAGAAGATGATGGATGGCGCACTTAACTATCTATGATATAATCAATTAGAATACAATAAACTTATTGTCGTCGAGGACAACAAGCAATGCCTAAAAAGGCCGATAAGACCGAAGATTTACATAATCTCTTAGTTTCACACTTTGAAGATTTCATTTCATCCACACAGACAAATAGAGAGCTGTGTGAGCGCGACCGTGATTATAATGATCATATTCAGTGGACATCATCAGAATTAGCTGAGTTAAAAAAGCGTAAACAACAACCATCAATAAATAACGTAATCCGTAAGAAGATGAACTTTCTACGCGGTTATGAGCGTAAGATTCGCACAGACCCTAAAGCATATCCTAGAACACCAAATCATGAAGATGATGCAGAAGCGGCTACAGATGCCCTTCGTTACATTGCGGATAATACTGAATTCGATGTAGCACGTTCTAGTTTTTGGGATAACTATATAATTGAGGGAACAGGCGCGGTTGAAGTATTAGTCAGCAAAGACAAAAAGCGTGAGATTCAAACACAGCATATCCAATGGGATAGATTATATTGGGATGTTCATTCTAGAAATAATGATTTCAGTGATGCAAGTTATACAGGCATTGTTATCTGGGATGACGTAGAAAACGTAAAAGCTAATTTCCCAGACTCAGAGGATGTTATAGATAACGCAATGGATAGCTCAAGTAGTGAGTCAGAGACATTTGAAGATAAACCTACTACTAAGTGGTCAGATCATAAGCGTAAGCGCGTAAGAATATGTCAAGAGTATTTTAAGCATAAGGGTGAATGGCATTTAGCCTTCTTTACTAAATCAGGCTTCTTAGTTGAGCCAATGAAAGCCCCTTGGTTAGATGAAGATGGTAAGCCTGAGAATGGCATGATTATGCAGTCTGCTTATGTTGATCGTAACGGTAATCGTTATGGTGAGCCTCGTTTTATGATCGAGATTCAAGACGGTATTAATCATCGTGAGTCTAAGATGGTGCATTTAGTCTCACAACGTCAAACATTTGGTAATAATCGTGCCTTCCCTGAAGGCGTAGCTAAACAGAAGCGCGAATTAGCCAAGCCTGATGGTCATATAGAGTTAGCTGGAAATGCTGAGATGGGGCGTGATTTTGGCGTATTGCCCACAGGTGATATGGCTCAAGGTCAATTCCAACTATTACAAGAAGCAAAACAATCAGCATTAGATAATGGCTCAAGCCAATTCCAAGGCGCAGCAGGTGGCGATGGTCAGTCAGGCCGCGCTATTATTGCTATGCAAAACGGTCAACAGATAGAGATTAATCCATTAGTTGATGGTAAGAGACAGTTTGAAAAGCGTGTATACAATGCTTGGTGGAATCGTGTTAGACAATTCTGGACTGATGAAAGATGGATACGGGTAACTGATAACGAGCAGAATCAAAAGTTTGTAGGTTTAAATAAGCCTGTAACAGTAGCAGAAGCAATTGAAGAAGAGGGCGGAGTTGTAGCCCCTGCATTTGCACAAGACCCACGATTACAAGCGGTATCAAGAGTTGATAATCAGCCTGCTGAAATAGAAGTAGATATTATCATTGAAGATGCACCTGATGTTGTAACAATCCAACAAGAAGAGTTTAGAAACCTTATTGATCTCGCAGGTGTTGGGATTATGTTTGATAAGGCCGATTATATTAAAGCTTCTAATCTACGCAATAAAGCGGATATGCTTAAAACTATTGAAGGCGCTAGCGAAGCCGAGCAACAAGCGGCACAAGCACAGGCAGCAGCAGCACAGAAACAAGCTGAGAGCTTCGCACAATTACAAGCCGAAGCCGTTGCAGCAGCAGCAGAGAAAGACGGTGCAAGCGCATTAAATCAGCAGGCTCAAGCGCGTAAGAATGAGCAAGAAGCTATTCAAACAGGCATCGAGAATGAACAATTAGAGCAAGGCATTAAATTATAGAATTACTGCATGTAACTTTATGGGTTACATCTTAACGGTATGAGCCGCCATCATAGCAATTTTGGGCGTTATTAGAGCCGCCATCTATAAAGGGCGTTAGGAGAGAGAAAATGAGTGAAGAAGATCAAACACCTTTGAGTGAAGTGTTTAGCGATAGTTCAGAAGCGAATGATGTAATCGTTGACGATGTTGAGGAAACCACAGCTACGGCTGAACCCGAACAAGTTGAAGATGAACCAAAAGCAGAAGAAACGGTTGAAGAAGTAGCAGCGCCAACGGCTGAAACGGTAGATAACACAAAAGAGGCGAATGCGTTTAAAGCAATGGCTTTAGATGAACGAACCAAAAGACAGGCGTTAGAGTCGCAATTAGCATCATTACAAAAGCCAGTGGAAACACCTGATGCTTTTGTTAATCCTGATGAAGCTATTGCACATGGTGACAATACAATAAGGCATGAGTTTAATGAGCGTTTCTTGAATATGTCAGAATCACAGGCACGAAGTCGGCACGATGATTTCGATTCTATGAATGATGTATTTTTTAATGAAATGGCTGCAACAAACCCTGACTTAATAAATCAAGCCAACAAAGCCCCTGACCCTTACGAGTTTGTTTATCAACAAGCAAAGACACATAACGAGTTTAAAGGCGTTAATAGTGTTGATGATTTACGCAGTAAGATCGAAGTTGAAATAAGAGCCAAGCTTGAAGCTGAATATGCTGATAAGGCAAACGTAGCGACAGAGAAGGCAATTAGCAACGCTTTACCACAGTCACTCTCTAATACAACTGCAAAAGGTGGCAATACCCAACCCGAATGGGAAGGCGCTATGCCGTTAAATAAAATATTTGGTAGTTAAATCTACCGTGGAGAAATAAAATGGCTAACACAGCTATTGCTACGGCAAATAGAGCAAAGGCATGGGACGATAGCGTATTCCTAGAATACACCCGCGAAAACCAATTCGCACCGTACATGGGTACGACTGAAAACTCAGCTATCCAAGTTAATGAGGATTTAACCAAGAAGCCAGCAGATGCAATTACATTCAGCTTAGTAGGCCGTATGTCAGGCGCTAATGTTGGTACAGGCACGTTAGAAGGTAATGAGGAAGCGGTTGACGATTACGGTCATCAAGTTACTGTTTCGGTTATTCGTAACGCATTTGTAATTAACAACTTTGAAGATCAAGTATCAGCTTTTGATATTAAAAACGCGGGTCGTACTCAATTAAAGAATTGGGCTATGGACTTATTGCGTGATGATATCTTAGATGCTTGCCATTATGGTGTTGCTAATTATGAAGACGCAAGCGCCGCTAACCATGACACATGGGCGGCGGCGAATCTTGACCGCGTAATGTATGTTGGTACTACTAACGCTGGCGACCACACGACTCATCTTGGTACATTGACGGGCGGCACAGATACTTTATCTGCTACGGTTGTTAGTTTGGCAAGACGTAAGGCTCGCACAGCTAATCCTAAGATGAAGCCTATTCGTGTAAATGGCTCCGAGGAATGGTTTGTAATGTTCTGCGATCCTTATGCGTTCCGTGATCTTAAAGCTGATAGCACTATTCAAAATGCTCAACGTGATGCACTAGCTAGAGGTCAGAATAATCCTCTATTCCGTGCTGGTGACATTATTTGGGATGGTGTTATTTGTCGTGAAGTGCCTGAAATTGCTGAATACATTGATACAGCAACTACAGGTAAATGGGGCGCAGGCGCAACGGCTGACAGCTTAAAAACTGGCGGTGCTTCTAGTGTACGTTGTGGTGTAAGCTTCTTAATGGGCGCTCAAGCAGTTGGTGTTGCATACGGTAAGCGTATGAAAACAACTACTGATACGCGTGAGTATGGTTTCCTTAAAGGCTTCGGCTGTGAGGAATTCCGAGGTACTGAGAAGCTAATCTTCAATGGTGCGGATCACGGTATTGTAACTGTTTACACAGCATCAGCGGTAGACTAACCCATAACGGGAGGGCTTAGGCTCTCCCACATTTGAGGATAAGAAAATGGCAGAAACTAATACAGATCAGTACGGTTCAAGCAAGGTACAGATAGGTTCTGGCGGCTCAACTTTAAAAGCGCTTTACGGCACTATTGAGATTGGCGCAGCAGCATCTATTAACGATACGATTAATCTATTTACTATGCCGGCGGGATTTACTCCGTTATTTGGACGTATGGTAGGTGATGATCTTGACACTGGCACAGAGGCGCTAGAAATTGATATTGGAATTGGCGGAGATACGACTAAGTATCTTAATTCTGGTGTTATCACTGGCGCCACGATTGCAAATGAAAAAATCACAGTAGGTATATCTATCCCTTTGCAAGAGGAATTGATGACGGTTAAACCAACTGAAGTTACTAGCGATACAGACGTTATTGCAACTTACACAGCAGCGGCAAACGCTGGCGGTACAGGTACGTTAACTGTATGGATGGTTGGTATAATGCTTGACCCTCGCGTAGTTTAGTCTTAATAGGGGTAGGCCTCGGCTTGCCCCGCATAGGAATTAAAATGAAATTTATATACACAGCAGTAAATGACATGGCTAAATCCATTACTAAATACGATATTAGTTTTGATGACGGCAAAGAAGTAGAAGTATCAAATTTAGCAATAGCGGATAAACTAAAGAAAAACACTTTATTCTCTATATGCGTAGAAACAGTTAATACAGATTTAGAAGATGCACGAGCTAAGTACGAAGCATTATCAGGCAATAAGCCAAATATGCTTAAAAAGCTAGCAACAATCCTAAAAGATATTGAAGGGTTAGAGAATGAGCAAAACAAAGACTGAGTGTGGGCTGCAAGCTTTACAATCGTTAAAGGCTGTAGATGGTGACGCAACGCCTGAAACTAACGATACAGCGATTATAGAGGAGGCTTACGATCAAGTTAAAGCCACTCTATACAATCGGCATTTAGTTAGCTGGGAAGATACAGCCGTACCTGATGACGTTATTATACCTTTGGTATATTTGATGGCCGAGGCTCGTTTAACTACGTTTAGCCCGCCTATGGATGTACAGCAGTTTATTATGGCTAAAGCGGCTAATGCGGTTGAAGATATAACAGAGGCTTTATCGCTTGATTATGTTTATGAGTCTATTCCATCGGAATCATTTTAAATGCGTATACCTGTAACTACTTCGTTAGGTATTGATAATTTCAGTGGTGGAGTCGTCAATGTGTCATCGAGTTCAGTCACTAATGCTATTTTTAATAAGTATGCAGACGGTCGGTTTTTTGCAACTCAAAGACCATCTATAAATATATTCCAAGATGCTAGCGCAGACGTGGCTAAGGTTAAAGGGCGCGGGATTTATTATTGGGATGCTGTTAGCGCTATTTACATAGTTAATGATGATACAGTTTACAAAAACACCTACGCGGCCGCTTTAGGTGTAACAATGACTAGCGGCACTGACAAGGTGTATATTCATGAGATAGGTGATTATTTAATCATATTAGATCCTGAGAATAATGAAGGGTGGTATATCTCATCAAGCGCATCGACTACATTAGTTAGTATTTCATCAGTTAATTTCCCCCCAAATCAAACTCCCGCCTTAACAATAACTAAAGGCGGTTGTGTATTAAATGGCGCTTTATATGTTGGCGCTACTAATGGGGAATTGTTTAATAGTGCGGTAGAAGACCCTACAACATGGGGCGCGTTAGACTTTATCAGTGCTGAGTTAAAGCCTGATAACTCTGTTTATGTATCGGCTCATGCTAATCATATAGCTATTTTTGGTGTGCGTACCATTGAGTTTTTTTACGACGATGCAAACCCTACAGCTAGTCCGTTAAATGTTAGAACAGATATAGCACACAATGTAGGAACGGTTGATTTTAATACTATTTGGGAAAGTTCAGATAATACATTTTTTGTTAATCTTAATCCTAGCGGTGATTTTAATATAAGCGTATTAAATAACTTTCAGTTACAAAAGATAAGCACCCCAGATATAGACACGTTCATAACGTCTTCTGTTATTACTGATGGTCTTAGTTTAATGGCTCAAGGCTTTTCTACAGCAGGTCGTACTTTTTACGTCTTAACGACCTATTATGAAGACGGCTCAAGCGTAGTTGTACCTAAGTCTAGCCTAGTTTTCGATGCTTCGACCAATGTATGGGGATTTTGGGAATTAATGCACACAGGTATTGATGATTTCCCTTTGGTTAACTGGACTAGATCAACCGCCACAAGAGCGGGTGAAGGCATATTATCAAATGGGGATATTATTACTATTTCTGACGATAAAAACCCACAGGATTCTACATTAGCACAGGTTTACATGGTGACTGATTATGTTGATTTTGACTACATATCAGACACCGGAGCCAGCGGTGAAAATATACAAATGATTATTATCACTGGCGCTCAGGATATGGGAAGCCGTGAATACAAATACGCGGATAATTTAAAGATAGTCGCTATTCCTGAGTCAACGGCTCAAAACGTGACAGTGCAATGGTCAGATGAAGGAAATGACAGTTATAATACAGGCCGTTCATTAGACTTAGCCAATCATAATAATAAACTAACTCGTTTAGGCCGATTTAGGCAAAGAAATCATAAGTTGACTTTCTCAGGTGATGAACAAATTGAGATTGAAGCAATAGAATTAGGGGTTAAGTAGTGGCAGATGATAATTTACCACCACCACCACGAAGCATTAATATATTTGGCACTCAATGGCGTGATTGGCTTTTTAGATTATATAGGTATGTATTAACCATGAGCAGCGACAATGTACCAAGAAGCTATACAAAAGTAACATCAAACACATATAAAACACCTGTACAAAAAGGCCAGCTAACTAAAATTGCCTTATACCCTCGTATTGGTAATGAACATGCTGAAAGTTCAAGAGAGATTCAATCAACAGTAACTAGCTCTAATATAGTTGGTCAGATATTTCGAGCATCAAGAGATAACATAACCGCTTTAATGCTTACCCTAGAAAGTGGCGAAGGTGTTGTTATTGATGATTTTGACGGGTATGCAAATGATGCGGCATTACAAACCGCTTGGCCGGCCACAGGAGCAGCAGCTACGCTTGAAACAACTACATATTTAAGCAGCCCTAATTCAATGTCATTACCCACTACAAACAATGGTGATGAATGGCAAACAACAAGCTCACCATTAAATTACACAGGATATACAGGCGAGTTTGATTGTTATTTCTCGCACGATAGCGCAGCACAGCAGATTTCTGTATTTATTGGTGATGGAACAAACACAAAGAGCCTTACATTATCGCAAGACGCGGCTAATCAATGGCAGAAGTTTCAGATTAATGAAGCGGCAATGACCGAAGATGGCGGCACTACAAATACTGCGGCAATAACTGAGATAGGCTTTAGAGTCATTACTAAGAAGATAGGCGGCACAGTATTTATTGAAGATTTAACGTCAGTGCCTCCTGCTGGTGATTTAGAAGTAAAGCTATGGGATATGGGCACAACTAAACCTGTATCTACAACCAATTCAATTGATGACGGCACACAATACACAAAGATAGGCGAGGCTTTATCAGCAAGCCATATACTGAGCTTAGATGGTGGCAAACGGCTTTATCACATTGATGTGTTTTTATGTGGTCAAGACAAGTCTATACCGACTAATGAGCTATTGAATATAGATAATTATTATCTTATAGAATTAAAATACGTCGATACTGATGTTAAAGTTTACGGCCCTGATTCATCATTTAGCTATGATTATTATGAAAGTGGCTATGCCTTTACTGCGCCAGATGAAGCAACAGCAATAACAGCAATTGGCACATATAACGATATTATGTTTGGCGTGATGTCAGCTCAAGATATTTACATATTAAATGCAGGATGGCGGTTTAATGCGGAGCCTAATGGCAACTCACAAATGGCTGTATTTTTAGAAGATACAAACATGAAAGTGATTGATGTTATTATTGATCATGAGCATAGCCCTGAACAGAATTTTACAAACGATGTAAGTATTAGGCCGATGTTTCTGCCTAGTGGCGGTAAATTAGAATATTATTATAATGACGATTACTCTGACTCAGTTGCAACAGTAAATACAGAATATCAGTTTTTATTTGAAGCAAAGAAAATTCACGGATAACGTGATATAATCACAATCTAATGTCGTGATGACATCAAGGCACATATAGAATGAGCGAAGCAATTCAAATTAATCATGCTTACACCGATGTCCAAATGGGCATCGGTCATTCTTTTTCACCTATAAAGTCTATTCAAGGCTTTACTGATAACCGTCCTATTAAACAAGATTTAGCCCTTAGAAAGCAGATATGTGATCTAGAAACGGCTGTACTTGGCTTACCTGATTCTTACGATGATACAGATACAGAGAATTTACCACTAACGCACCATTTCGCCCCTGATGTTTACGGGCGTGAGATGTTATTGCCTGTAGGCAATGTTGTTGTAGGTAAATTACACCGCCATGCTCACTTAAATGTGATCTTAAAGGGCAAAGTAAGGGTTACAACAGAGGAAGGCGTAAAAGAGTACACAGCGCCTTGTATCTTTACATCATTTTCAGGTACTAAACGTGCAGTTTATGTGCTTGAAGAAACAATATGGTTAACGGTTCACCCTACAGAACAAACTGATTTAAAAAAGATTGAAGATTATGTTATCGCTAAAACATACGATGACTTAAACAGAATAGAGAGTAAATAATATGGTATGGGCAATAGCAGGCGCAACGGTAGTAGCCGCGGGTGTGGGCTTAGCAGGCGCTAAGTCAGCGGCAGAAACAAGCGCGGCAGGCACACAAGCGGGTATAGCCGAGCAAAGAGAAGCACGACTAGAAGCTAACCGATTAAACCGACCTTTTTATGAAGCAGCAGCGGGTACGCCTACTTATGGCATAGATCAAGAAGGTTATGACGCGGCAGTAGCAGCGGATAAAGAATGGCAGTTAGAGCGGGCAGCGTTAATCCGTAAGCACGGCGCGACTAAAGCCAATGAAATAATGGGAGATAGACCTACTGTAAATAGGGATGATTTCTTAACTGATGAAGTTATTAGTCGTGAAGGCGGCGCATTGAAGCAATATCAACAAGGAATAGATCAACAGCCAGACGCGCCAACATTAGAGCAATTTCAAGGTGAAGCGGTTGCAGCGCCTACTATTAACCAGTTTCAAGGCCAGGCGGTAGAGTCGCAAGCATTAACACCAGCGGCACAAGCGCAACAGTTGCAGCAATTCCAAGGTCAAGCAGCACAAGCACCAACATTAAATAGATTAAATGCTCAAGCGGTAAATGCGCCACAGTTGCAGCAATTCCAAGGTCAAGCAGCACAAGCACAAGGTCAAGAAAGATTTGATTTTGATGCAAGCAAAGCAATGGATAGCCAAGCCATGCAATTCCAAATGAAAATGGGGGATCAAGCTGCGGCTAGAGCAGCGGGGAAAAACCGTACATTAGGTTCAGGCGCTCGATTATTAGCGGCTCAAGAGTTTGGTCAAGGTTTAGCTAGTCAATCATTAGGTGATGAATTTAACCGCCAATTAGCAGGCTCACAGGCACGAAATCAAGCGGGCTTATCTCAGTATGGTATGGAGGCAGGCGCAGCACAACAGGGCTTAGGATTTAATCAAGCTGGAAATTTAACAAGCCAAGCACAATTTGGTTTGGGGTCACAAAATCTTAATCAGCAAATGGCTATTAACAATCAGCAAAACCTAACAGATCAAACACAATTTGGCATGAACCAAGGCCAAGTAAATCAGGCTATGGGGATTAACCAGTTACAAGGTAATCAGGCTTTACAGCAATATGGAATGGATGTGGGCGCGGCTAATCAAGCTAATCAGATAGCCGGTCAACAGTTTGGACAAGATACACAGAATTTAAACCAGCAAATGACGCTTAATCAATTAGGCAATACGCAAGGCATACAACAGCAAGGTTTAGACCGTCAATACTTATCAGATCAGCAAGGACTTAATCAATTAGGTAATCAACAGTTAGTACAGCAATTTGGGCTAGCTAATGACGCTTATAATCAGCGATTAAACCGGCTAGGTGGCTTGGTTGATTTAGGTGCGGGCGCAGGCTCAAGCATGGGAAATCAGGCAATGGTGGCAGGAACTAACGCTGCAAACACCATGGTGGCTGGCGCTAATACACAAGCTGCGGCACAACTAGGTCAATCTAATATATTGAGCGGTGCTATAACGCAATTAGGCGGCTTATACGGACAAAGTCAAACGCCTCCTCCTGCAACTACGGCACAGACATACGGCACAGTGCCGAATAGTCAACAAACTAACATGCTTAATGAGCAATGGTCATAATATGAGCGCATTAGATACACTACTCGCAACACAGCAAGCCCCTAATATTTTGGGTGCTTATAATCAAGGCCAGCAAACAGGCATGACTAATCGGTTAAATCAGATTAAATTGCAACAGGCGCAACGCCAACAAGCGCAGCAGCCTATGCTAGACGCACAAGCCGCACAAGATAGAGTGGCTACACTAGATTCTAGACAAAGAGCAATGTTTGACGATGCGGTTAAGAAAGTGGCGGCTAGTATCACAGGCAATGAATCACCCGAAGCGTATAGACAAATACTGCAAGGCTTGCCATTAGACCCTAAAGCAAAACAGGCGCTTGGTCAGTATAGCCCTGCGGCTATAAGAAGTTTAGCGGGTGATACTAGCGGTCTTACATCAGGTCAAAGAGAGTTTGCAGATTTAACCACTGGATTAAGTAACGAAGACAAACAGCAAGCGAGAATGGTTAAGTTAGGATTATCCCCTAGAGCGGTCGGCTCTGCGGTGCAAACAATAGCGGCGCAAGATATCGCGGAGTTAATAGGCGATACTGAGGCTATTATTAATGAGCGCAAAAAGTTTGGTGAAATGACAGGATCATCAAGAGCTAGAACAATAGACAATGGATTTGAAAAAATAGCTAAAATTGATCTAGGAATAAATAATATAGATAGAGCTATAATTGCTGTTCGAGATCAAGGCGCTGATACTGGCGCGATAACTAAATTATTTCCATCTATTAGTGATGCAGCGGTTGAATTAGACAATATTATCGGGGCAATGGCGCTTGATGTAATTGGTAGCGTTACTCTTGGTGCTATATCAGCACCGGAATTAAAAATGGCTAGAGATATAGCGTTACCAGAAGGAATGGAAGGCGAAGCATTAATAGACCACTTAACTAAGCGAAAAGCGGCACAAGTTAAGCTAAGAGGCATTATTAACGAGCAGATTCAATTTTTAGATCAAGGCGGCACAGTTGCCGGATACATGAGGATGAAGGAGCGCGAAAAAGGACAGCAGCCTACAGGCAATGCTCAAGGCGCTACAACACAGCCTCAAGGTTCTAAATACAAAATAATTGAGATTAACTAAATGCCTCGTTATAAAGTAACTAACCCAGCTACAGGTCAAGTTGTAACATTAGAAGGCGCAACACCGCCAACGGATGCTGATTTAGATGAGATATTTTCATCTATGCCGCAACAGTCTAAATATGATATTAATCAACAACAGCCTACAGATTTAAGACAATCTTTAGCTAATAACCCAATAACAGCCACAGCAGCAGAAGCAGGTGCAGGTGTTAGTCGTGGGATAGCGCAAACAGCCGATTTCTTTACTACTAAGCCTATACGCGCAATACAGCAATTAGCGGGCGTAGCAAAAGAAGATAGACTTACAACCTTAGAGGATACTTTCAGCGGCACGACTCAAGGTAACTTTATGAATGAAGGCTTAGGCCGTGATGTAGTTAGGGCGGGCAGTGAATTAGTAGCCCCTAGCGCGGTAGGTGGCGCAGTATTAAGAACAGCAGCAAAAGCAATGCCTGCGACTTTAGAAATGACCACAGGTCAAGGCGTGATGAAACAACTAGGCGCATCTACTGCGGCACAAGATATTGCGGGCGGTGCTTTATCGGGTGCGGGTGGTGAATTAGGCGAAGAAGTAGGAGGTGATACAGGAAAGCTAGTAGCATCGTTTTTAACTCCGATGGCAGGGATGGCAGCCGCACCAGTTTTAACTAAAGCATTAACTAACCCGAAACAGGCCGTTGGCTTCATAAAAGGAATAATGAACCCACTATCTAAAATGAGTGATGAGGGGGCTAGTATTTTATTGCAAGAGGCAATGATTCGTGAAGGGTTAAGCCCTGATGATATAATCAAGAAATTAGCGGTATTAGGTAAGGAAGGAATGCCCGCTGATTTAGGCAATAACTTTGCTCGATTATTAAAGACAGCAGCAAATAGAGTTGATTTAACAGAAGGCAAGGCGGCGCTAGCATTAAAGGCAAGACACGAAGGTCAATCGAATAGAGTTATGTCATCATTAGATGATGGGACTGGCTTATCAATGCTAACGCTAGATGATGAATTGCTTAGGCTTGATAATGTAATGAAGCCACAAATAAAAGAATTGTATAACGCAACAAGACAGCAAGACATGGAGCTTTCGCCTAAATTAATGCAATTATTCGAAGGTAACGGCTCACTAGGAAAGGCGTTTAAGAAAGCACAAACAACTTTGATTGATAGAAGTGATGTGGGTGATGAATTAAAAAATATAGATATTATTGATGCGGTCAAACAAACATTAGACGATCAAATAAATGTAGCCATAAGAAAGGGCGCAGGCGGCAAAGCTAGAGATTTAATTAGGGCTAAAAATCTTATGGTTAATGAGGCTGATACTGCTATACCCGTTTATAAAGAGGCTAGAAACTTATACGGCGGAAAGGTAGCGCTAGAAAATGCCGGTAAAGCAGGCACTAATTTTCTAAAGATGAATAATAGAGATTTAACAGCATTAACAAGCTCAATGGGTGAGAGTGAAAGGCGTATATTTAAGATGGGCGCTAAACAGGCTATAGTTGATAAACTTGATGACCTGAGAACAAATGCAAATATAGTTGACAGAGTTTTTGGTAAAAATGGTGACGCTGATAAATTAAGACATTTATTTGATGACGATAAAGCATTTTTAAATTTTAAAGATACTTTAGAAAAAGAGACTCAATTTGTATTAACAAGACGCGCAGCACAGGCAAACTCTACAACGGCTAAACAATTATTTGATGATGATAATGCTTTTTCTACCTTAACCAGTATAGCGGGTGATATTGGCTCTGCTAGTGGAGCTAAGAATATATTTAATAAGATTGTTAGCGGGTTTACTGGTAAAAAATCAGATGCAGCTTATACAAAGGCATTAGAAGATGCTGGTGATATTTTATTAATAAAAGGTATAGATCCTGATAAAATAAGAAGATTATTAACGCAAGGCTCTCCAATATCAATCCAGAAAAGGATAGAGCAAGCATTAAATCGTCCAACCTTAAAAATATACACACCTACTGGCGCAACAGTAACAGCATTTGGGGATAACCAATGACATCAATAATTACACGCGCAGGCAAAAGTTCTGCATTAACTCACACAGAGTTAGATAATAACCTTAAAAGCCTAGCTGGGATTGTTACTCCTAAAACAGCGGCTTATACTATTAATGATACAGATCAAGGCTCGACGATAGAAGTTACCCCGAGCGCAGATATAACCATATCAATTACGGCTATTACGACAATATTAACGGCTATTGATACAGTTAATTTTAAAGTAACGATTAAAAACCTAGCTGATTATACTGTCACTATTGACCCATCAGGGTCTGAGGCTTTTGACGATGGCGCAATAACTAAATCCCTTGCTATGGGTCGATCTATCACAATCGAAACTAATAACGCGGGTACGGCTTGGAATGTGTTGTCAATGTTTGATGGTCAAACGATTACAGGCACTTATACATCAGCAAGCATAGCAGTGGGTAGCTCTTTAACAGATGCTGATTCTATAGATATATCGGCACTAGGTACTGATGATATTAGTTTTGGATTTACAGCTAAAGCCTCAGTTACAAATTTAGTAGTTGCCGCAACAATTGAAATACAAGACCCAAACGGCTTTGTATCTTCGTTTAATTTGGGAGGTACAAGCGGTACTTTTTATGATTTTATCTCACCACCATCGACAGGAAAGCTATCAGTTTTAATAGATAATAATCATGGGACAACAGCGCAAGTTATTACAATCAATTGGTGGGCTAAAGCGCGATGAATTGGCGGTATTATAAAGTACCACGAGGCTTTAAAAGTGATGGTTGCACTTTATTTACTGATGGAAAAGAATATAAGGAATGCTGTATTATGCACGACCATGCTAGACAAAATGATACAATAAGCAATAAAGAAGCTGATAGTATGTTTTTTGATTGCATGAAGGCTAAAACAAATATATTTTTAGCCTCGATAGTTTATGTAGCGGTAAGACTTCAAGGCTTATCTAATTTAAACCCAGTTGGCTTTGCTATGCTGGCATTATTCATCAGTTTAGTTGGTTATCTAATTTATAGAGGTTAAGAAAATGAGTACAGGCACAGGCAAGGCGGGAGTAGCAGGCTCTCAACAAACAGACAACCCTAATGCAAAGGTATTGCAAGATTATACTAATGGCGCAGGGCATGTAACTGATGGCGTGTCAGGCGTATTGTCAGCACGATTAATGAATGCAGCCGCAGCTATACACCCTGGTGCTGATGTTTCCGGAGCTAATACAAATGGTCGAACGTGGACAGAAGCCGAAGGTGTAACAAAGTTATTCATAACTGTAACCGCTACGACAAGTGACATAACAATTAACATCTTTGAAGAGATGTACTGCGATATAGTAATAGATGCGCCCAATGGCACAGTAGCATCAGCATTACTATCTGCTACTTCTACTGCTGACGCAGTTGGCGAAGGGTTTGTAAAGATACGAGTTCCATTCAACACGCGTATATCGGATTTACCAATTAGTACGTCTGCAATCAGACGTATTGATGTGTTACCTACAGTTGAAGCTTTCGTACTAGTGGAGGCGTACTAATGTCATTTATTCAAACAATGAAAGGTCAAGCAGTTGAAGCGGGTGCTAATATTGTTAATTGGCCTAAAGACGGTATCATAAGTTGGTATTTACCATTGAATGATGGTGACGGCACAGTGGCAAAAGACAATATAAGCGAGGTTGATTTAGAGGGTGCTGCGGCTATCAACACAACATCAGGTGCAACGTGTGCATTTGTTGTTGCTGGATTAACAATTAATGATGAACTTTCAAATGTTCAGATGCCAGAAAATAATAGCTTTGTTTTCTTTATCAAGACAAACGTGCCAGCGAGTGATCAAATACTACAAATAGGTGACGCTGTCAGTGACAGAATATCATTATCTTCAATCGCAGGAGTTAAAAACTACTATGAAGATTCAGACGCTACATTTAATGATTCTGTATTTACGGCAGGTGTTGATCAAATGTGCATGTGCGTGGTAGATAGGGAGAATGGTACGGTATCATTTTACGGAGGTGTCGATGGTACGTCGCTTATAAGTGTAGGGGAAGTGTCAAAAACAGGAACGTTTTCACCGTCAACGATACGATTCATTTCTGCACAAAGCACAGTACCACTAACCTATGGTTTAGGTATGTTAATTTTTCCTGATGGAATACCAGTCAACTTTGCAGCAATGATGACCCATATTTCTGACGAGCTAACCGCTGATCGAAAATTAAACTGGATGTATAACATTGTCGACGATTTCATTTTATGAAAAAAGCTTCTGGAAACGTAACCACAGTGCCGAGTATTAATGACATTAATCCATCGCTTACTCCTTCGCTTGTCGGTTTCTGGAAATGCAACGAAGGCGGTGGAAGTATTATCAAGGACTATTCAGGCAATGGGTATGACTTAGAAATACAGTGCAAATCCTCAGATTTTACTGGTGAGCCAACCTGTGGTGGGTGGGCAACAGGGGGCGGCAAATACGAAGAAAATGTAGATTCGTGCTGGAAGAGTTTCCCCGGTTACTGGACTCCATACGCTGGCATAGGTGCGATGATAGATACTATTGGCACTTTACTAGAAACGGGGTCTAAGTACATTGTTTACGGGTGCGAGCAAATATCTGATTTTGGTGATTTGTCAGATCAATGGAGTGATTTTGATTGTGGCACTTATTGGGCTGGTGATAACTCTGGTGCTGGCTCAAATTCTTTCCCAGCGCAGTACGGATTTAATTGGGCTTTAAGTATTACGCAGCACTGGTTTAGAATGGCATGGGACGATGCCGGTGATTACTGCGTTAGTATAATAATCGACAGTGATATTGTATATGTGAATAGAGCTGACCCTCCTTCCTCCGCAGGGGAGACGCCATTCATCCAAAACGAACCTTATGGAATAGCTGCGGCATTTCTACCCAGCACTGCATTCAAAGGGATTATGAGTAAGCTAGAGCCTGAGCATGAGCCGATTGTTAAAACTCTAACAACTTCAACTCATGCAGCGCCAGATGTTGATTCGGCATTAGTTGTTGATACAACTCACGCTATTCCTGCAAGTCTATCAACACAAGATAATAAGTTTGGCCTTCGCGGGCAAGATTTAACAGGGGCATCATGGAAGCCCACGTCAGGACTAAAGAATTTCTTTGTGTGGGCGTTTGATGAAGAACCGCCAATGCTGGATGAGGCTTTAAAGTATTTAGCGCAATACCCTGGAAAAATCCCGCCTTGGTGGATAGGCCGATGAAAGATTGCGAAAGATACAAATTAAATATTCAAGATGACTATAAGCATGGTAGGTGTGCATTTTAAAGTAAGAAATGCGAGAATTCTTAGACCAAAAAAGATTACAGCACAGTTTATTGATTCAGGATCAGCTGCGGCTATGTCTCCTGTATTTGAATTACTGGCTGGTGGCGAGAACAATCAACGGACTATGTAAAAGGTTAAAAACTTATGAAATCACTAGAACTTAGAAGAATAGCCACAGGTAAACAAGGCACTTTTGGTGCGTTGAAGTTTGATAACACCCCCTTTGCTGTGACATTAGAAAGGGAGTGGCTAGATAATCAAACGAATATATCTTGTATTCCATCAGGTGAGTATATTTGCAAGCGTGTTTATTCGCCTAAGTTTGGCAAGACATTCGAGGTTCAAGGCGTAGAATGGCGCTCACATATATTATTCCACAAAGGCAATTTAAACGACGATTCTCACGGGTGTATTTTAGTAGGGGAGTCATTTGGGTATCTAGGCAAAGATCAAGGCATTATAGATAGCTCTGCTGGATTTAGTGAGTTTATGGCCTTATTAAAAGAAGATTCAGAATTTCGGCTAATCATAGTGAATGATTGGCTAACAGATTTATTATAATAATAAGGGCTTTAGAATGGAACACGAATCACCTTGTCAAACTCTAACAGATTGTATTCAAGAGAAGAATGATGCTATGAACGACATAACTGATAGGCTTATAGGTATAGATCATACCCTAGCAGAACTTCACGGCATGAAGCAATCAATGGATACAATAGCTGAAATTCTAACACTTTGGAATAACGCGAAAGGGTTTACCATCATATTTAAAGCTATTGGTAAAACCGCCATATTTTTAGTCGCTTGCGGTGTTGCGTATAGCGCATTTGTTCATGGATTAGGGTCAGGAAAATGAGATACTTCATTTTGTTTCTATCATTCTCAGCAATGGCTGTAGAGATTGACCCCTCAGTTACAACGAGCAAAACATTAACATGCTCAATGCCTACACAATACACCGACAACACCCCCTTAAATCAATCCGATATTACAGAGATAAGATTTTACACATCGACTAACCAAACAGATTGGTCATTGATGGGTGGTGGTAGCGAATGCCGTTACACTGTAGATACTTCTGCGTTAATAGATGGCTCAACTACTTATTACATGGCTCGTGCCGTAGCGGGCTTAGAATCAGCTAATTCAAACATCGAGGTCATTACAGCAGTAATCCCAAAGCCACCGATGCCTCCTATTTTGGGTTGGGAGTAATACTAGGATGGCTAATGGCGAAACTGAGGAGAATAAAACGATGGATGCTAAATATCGTGGGCGTAAGTT